TAAGTCTCCCGAGTAGCTAAAATACCCAGTAGTAGAGTTCTCAACTCTGAACATTCCTGATAACTCGATGCCAGACGCTTTTAAAGTTGCTGACCTATTAGCTTTATTTACAGTACCCCAGTCATCCTCGGTAAAAGAGCCTCCATTTAATGTAACACGTATTACGGAAACAAAGGTATACGACACGTTTGGGTCGGGATCGTATGATACTGCGCTTAAAACCGCGCTACGATAATTCTCTAGCTGAATAGCTCGATTCTCGGTATCTACTGTACTACTAAATCCGAACCCTGTGTCTGAAGGTGAACTTCCAACACTAGTGTTGCCATTAAAAGTAACTGTTGGAAGTACTCCACTTGAAATATCATTTTTACTATAGGAGCCTTCAAAATCTGCATCAATAGCCGGAGAGTCATTTAAGTATAACCCCGCCTCTTCTTTGACTAAGCCCTTAATCGGACCTTCACAAATAAGGTCCGTAATATTAATAATTTGCTCGGTATCCCCAGACTGTGTTTGTCCCTCATTTACTATTGCAGGATTACTGTACCAATTTATATTAAATGCCATATTATATTCTCTCTATTATACTAAGTTCGCAAAGTATTTTTGAATTTGCGCGGTACTCAAGTTGTATTGGGCAGGAGGAAGAATTTCGGCTGGATTATCTTCTTGAGGGGAAGGAGTGCCTGAAGGTGTAGCTGTACCCATATTTATGAATGCCTGTCTTTCATTCTTGATTTGAGAACTAATAGGCCGCCCAGGAACACGTAATTTTCCATATATAATAGGCACGGGGTCTCCTTCTACTGCTTCTTGAGTAGTCCCTTGAAACAGATAGCTTTCATCTGATTGTTGACTATCTACTGAAGGGTCTGGTGCCATTAATTGTTGTAATCCTGAAAGCGCTAGGTTTATAGCTACTCCTATTAGTACCTTTCCAAGAAGGCTTTGGCCCGCCATCCATAAGCCTGCAGTAATAGCTTGACCAAAAGTCATAGCTCCCACGGCTGCAGCTCCATAAGTTGCTACTGCAAAGGCACCTGCGGTAATTATCGTAAGAGCAATTGCTGCAAATATTTTTGCTCCTGCACTCTTTGAACCTGCAGGAAGAGCAGATATAACCATAGCTCCTTCAGGGTAGTTAAGAAAGAGCTCCCTCTCATCTGTTAGAGGTCTTTTTCCAGCGTGGCAAGTAAAACCTATATCCCTTTCCTGGGCTTCAATAAGATACCTTTGAAATTCAGGAAAGTTTCCAGTTAAACATTGTAATACATCTTTAAAGGACTCTGCATTGATAGTAAACTCTCTACCAAACTTATCGCCAATTTCGCCTTCTAAAATTACTTTACGCTTCATATCTATAAATACCTACTATGTGCTTTGCCCAAAAAGGGTATAAAGACTCTCGGCAAGACAGCCTGTTTACTGCATGATGAAAAAATATATCGTTTCTTAAGTATACACCACAATGGTTAGGAACCTCTGCTTCTACTTGAAACACTAAAACATCATGTTCTTTTGCATCATTTACTTTTACTAAACCCCACTCTTTTATACGCTCTTCTGTAAAGTAGTTTAAGTCTTTCTCCCACCAATCATCTTCAAAAGGTGCACGTAGCGGTATAGTTATATCTGCTTTCTCTATTAACCAATCTCTTGCTGCTTCGAAACAGTCCCGTACTCCAAACTCGTACTCTCTTCCAATTAACGTATTTTGAAGTGTTTCTGGTTCTATTATGTTTACCGCCATTTCTGGGTATGAAAAAATCCAGTATGGAATCTGAAGCGCGTTGCAGTTATTAATATCGCTTTGGGATGCTTCATTTGAGCTGTCTGGATGACTATGTACGATTGCTATAATATCTGCCTGTTGTCGAACTCGAAACCAGTCTTCCGAGCACATAATAAAGTCATCTTCGCCCTCTGCTACATTCTTACAAGGAAACCAACGTTTCTTTCCCTTAACTACTCCAATAACTCCACAACCTTCTCTCGGATACTCACTTTCGAAGTGCTTTTCTATATCTTCGAGCATTATTTAAACTTCCTTGTTCCTGGAAAGCCCCCAAAAGGAAGCTCTTTTGATGTATCTTCTATGAAGGGCGCCCAATAGTCAGTATTTGGCGGAGTATTTCCGGTACTAGGAGTCTCATTTATATAAAGATATGTATCTTCGTTAAATATAACTATATTATTAAGAGAATATTCAGTACTTGCACTATATTCAGCTTCAGTTGTTACTCCTTGAAATCGCACTTTACAAGAACTGATTAGTTTTCCACAAACATCTAAACGTTTCCAATAGGCTCCGTGTTTTAGAGGGTCTTTATTTGCAGGAACATCTCTAATTGCTTGCCATATTTGAGTGTGCCCATTTGAGGTAGTTTGTACTTGAACAGGAGGATTGTCATCTGTATTTAAATTATAAGTAGTCGATGCGTTATAGATATTTATACTCGATATACTACTTGTAATTAAGTTATCATTTTTGTCAAAAAATCTGCCGTGACTATCTAAAGGCCAGGTGCACCCGCCTTGATTAGAGAGTGCATGACCTTGATATTGCCAGGGGCAGTATCTTCCATTTATTTGTCGACTAGGAAGTTTAACCCCTTCGAGGTCAAATACTGTAGCTAATTCAAATTGTACTATAATATTATTTTCGGAACTTACTCTATCTAGTACAAATCTATGTGAGGGAAATTCAACAGGAAAGCTTGCTACATCCCCTTCTTCCTTTAAATAGCTTGTTAGAGTGCTTCTATATTCTACGACTGTTCCGAGAAAGTCTTCATTAGTGTAAATTCCTTCCCCAGATAGCAGAGCCTCTACTTCACCCTCTTTAATGTCTTCTAGAGTTGTTTCATTACTTGCTAAAGTTCTTGTTAAACTAGGAATATTAGCCATAGAAAGAGTAGGCCGATTAGACGCACCTGAACTTGTAACTTCAACGCCTGTAAGCTCTAAAGGCATAGCAATATACTCATTTAACTCACTTCCATCTTTGCTAGGGAAATAAATACTTTCTGTACCGTCCTCTAATCCTTTGAATAAATGCACAACAGTGCCCGAAGGTAATGTAAAGTCAAAAAGCTCTACATACCCTTGGTCAATTTCTTGTAGTTGAACTGTATCTATTAAGTCTGTCATTATGGTTCGTACACCCTTCTAAATGTTGTTTGTAGACTATGAACTGTTTCTTGGGGATAAGATATGTTATATTCTTCCGCTACTACTTTTATAACTTCATCCCCTGTATAGTTTGTGATGGTTAAATCAAAATTGAGTCCTGCTTTTGCATCTAAAAAGGCTGCGATAAGGTTTATCTCTTCTGCAGGCCGATTGTTAAAAGATATGTTAAAACTATCTTCTTTAGTATTTATTCCATCACGAACTCGTTGCTCGTACCCATCTCCAAACTTCGAAGTTAAAATACGATGCTTTACTTGACGCTGTAATCCGCGGTCTGCTACTACTATTTTTTGAGTATTATTATTAATAGTATTTGCCGGAATTATGAATTGAAATGCAGACATTATGCTACTCCATACGGGTTAAGTATTCCGCCTGAACGTTTTTGATTTTGTAGTTCTTTCTGTACTGCGGTAGCAATTGCAGCTCCGAGACTTGCACCCTGCTGCCCGCTTGATTGGCTAGTTTGTTGGCCGTTTCCGCCCCCATCCATAGATACGTTTACAGTAACATTGTTCATTTGCTGACCGCCTTTTTGCATTTCAACAGGTATAGATTTGCCGTTTGGAAGAGGCACTACGGCTTCTGTGCCATGAAGAATAGCGGGATAACCTGCCTCCCTTCCTCGTGCAATGCCTCCAGTTGCGTAGCCGGGAGCTTTTTCAAACATTCCTCCATTTCTTGCAGTAATGTTTGGAGCACTCGCCGCTAGAGCCTGACTTCCTAGTCCTGGGAGCTGCGGTTGAAGTGCCAGAGCCTGAGCAGACCCCGCAGAAACACTGAATCCGCTAATAATAGACTTTAAAATTTGAATCGCGATAAGCTCTGCAATAACTTGAGATAAAGCCCGTAATATGCCTTGAGCCATACTAGCAAATGCTTCTTTTACTGACATAGTTCCTTGAATAAGGCCATCAAGCGCAGTCGTTAAACCGCTTGTTATGGAGGTTTCTAGTGAATTTGTAATTTGCTCCATACTAGAAAGCTCGTTATTTGCTTCTTTTAAATTTTCAAGTGTTTCTTTTAAACCGCCCTGTCTTGCTATTTCGCCACTGTCTATATTTGAAAGAGCTACTCTTTCACTCTCTGATAGAGTACCTGCTAAGCCTCTCAGCCTCGCAGCTTCATTAGCGCCTCCAGCTCTGCTAGCAGCCTCTGTAGCGGCAGCCTCTAATCGAGCTCTAAGAAGCACATACTCTGCTGAAATTATTGCCTTTTTTCCTTTATTTATATCTGCTTGATTTTTTAACTCGTCTGCTGAAAGAGCTCTCTGTGCGGCTTCTATCTTTTGTTGGAGCTCAAGCCTTCCTTGGTCTATAAAATCAAATGCGAAACCCCTTTTAGCTTCCCGTAATTCTTTTTTATCTTGAAGCACTTCCATAGACTCTTGTATTTTTGACTGCTCCATTAAAGCGCCCGTAAGCCTATTTGCTACATCTAATTCTGCTTTTTTCTGATTGAAAGCGGTTTCTGCAGCTCGCACTGCATCTTCAGCAAGTCTATTTTGTTCGGCTTGTAAAGCGGTGCGCTCTTTGTCTATTTGCTTTAGTCTGTCCGCCGTGCCTTCTTCGTCTTTTTTCGAGGCTAAGGACTCCTCCTCCACCTTCAACAGGGAGAGTTTTGTATCAAGAG